GACGCCCTTCCGCGATCAACATCGCGTGGACATCAATCTCCCGCTGCACCGGGGATACCTTCGCCGTAGTCTGATACGGCCTGCAAAATTGGCCGATGTCGCGCAAAACCGCCGCGCCCGCCAGGGTGAGTTCGCCGCCATGCGTCTTAAACACGGCGTCATAGTCCCGCTTGCGGCGCAACCACAACCGCACCCGGTCTGACAGTTCCCCGAACTTACCCACCCATGCCTCCCAGCAACGATGCCGTCGGGTTCGCGCCGCTGATCTGCTGCGCCCGCGCCAAGTCCAGCGCCGTCTTGCCAGCGATCGGAGCCGCCTCCAGCAACGCCGCCTGCTGCGCCTGCTGACTCTCCTGCTCGGCCAGCGCGTCCATCTCTTCGGTGCTGTTCAGCACGTCATACGGCGCCCCGTTAATTTCAGCCAGTCGCGCGGCCACGCGCATCGGGTTGAACACCTTAAACACGGTCGGGTCAATCTGCGCCCACGGCGTCAGCTGCTCAAACGTCTGCATGATGCCAGTGGACTCCGACGCCCGCTGCATACGGTTCAGCGGCGACGTGTATTTCACTTCCAGCATTCCGCCCGCCTCGGCCAACTCAGGCGGCATATCGTCCAGCATCCCCGGAATCTGGAACAGGATGTCCAACTCGCGTTCGATCATCGGCCCCAGATACGCGGTCTGCTGGCGACCCAGCGGCGGACCCAGCAACTCGCCCTTTTCCTGCGCCCGCAGCAACGCCTCGGTCGCCGTCATGCGCGGGTTTTCTACGAGAATCTGGAACAACGTCACAAAAAACGCATCGTTGATAACTTCGCGCGAGTCCTGGATAAACTCCAGTCCCATCCCCAAATTCGCGCCCGTCTGCAACGGCATCACCCGCGCGTTACCCATCGCATCCACCGCGCCGTAATTCAACGCACCCGGCCGCAGGTTAAACGACTCCAGAATGTCCTCTTCGGGCAACATCAACGGCGGGTCAACCGCGCGCTGGCCTGCCCGCAGCATCGTTTTCTGCTGCTCGTTAATCGTGTTCAGCGTTGGCAGAATCTTCGACGCGGGGCCGCGACCGTACGTTTCCCCAGGCGCAGTCGAATACATCGAATAAATATACGGCATCGTCCGGTATCCGGACTCTTCCAAAATCGAATCGCCGTACTGACACGCAATGTAATACGACGCAAACCGCATCCCGCGCGTATCGCGACGTTCCGGATCGTAATCCCTGCGCGGCTTCACGCAATGAATAAACTCAAACCGGGTTTCCGGCTGGGCCTTCAGGATCGGCGGCGGCAGTCGCGATTCATCAAACATACCGCGCGCCTGACGCGCCGTCATCGTAAACTTCCGATGCACCGCTGCGGGCAGGCCGGTGTAATCCGGCGACACCCAAATATGCCCCACAAAATCACACCGATACCGGATCGTCCGGCCTACAATGTCATCAACGAATGTGCATCCGTTACCGTACGCAAACAACGAACGGTAGTGTTCCGCCGACGCGCCTACAAACCCGGCCATCGGCGCGTATCGCGCACGGAACAACTTCCGGGTCAGTTCCTCACACCACGCCATCACGCGGAAATTCTTCCGCAGCGAATCTTCGCTCGGCTCCAGCCCGTGCCACGTCTGCGTACGCGGGGTCAGCACGGACTCCATCGCGGCCGTCGCCTTTTCCAGCGCCAGCTGCCCGGTCGAATCGAACTGCTGGCGATCGCGACGACCGCCCTGCCACGCCTGCTGCTGCGTAAACAACGCATTGTCCGGGTCGATCAGTTCCGCGATCCGCTGCCACGTCGAGTCAAAATTATACCGCTGCGCTTCCATCGCAGCCTGATCGCGCATGATACCGGCGGCAATTTCACTCATTACTGTTCACCTTCGGGCTTTCCAGCCCCCATGCCAGCAACGCCAGCGCGGCCAAAATCAGCCCGCCCGCCAGACTGAAAAATACAAACACGACCGCAGCGGCGACTCCCAGCCCAGGCGCGAATTTCATTGCCCGGTCAACATCTTCGACGCCACACTCGGCGCGGCGGACTTCATCTTTCCCGCCACCACGTACGGCCCCCGGCCTCGCCTGCGTCGGACGCGCATTTCATCTTCTGCGCGGACGGCGGCCTCGTCAATCGTCGGGACGGGCGGCGGCGGGGCCGGGGGCGGCGGGGCTTTCGGTCGCTTAAACATACGTTTCCCTCCCAATTTCGGGCCAACTATACACTACTACCCCATGTCCGCATACCGGGGTTCCCGGCTGGCCCGACCCGGACGCCCCGGTTCCTTCAGCGGCCTGTGACCCACGGCCACCGTTCGTAGTCCATCGGCTATGTTTGAGGCATAGTCATGAAATGGCTTGTCGTTAAACCGCTGCGCCGATTCGTTCCATTCGCGACGATACATCCGCAGCCCGGTAATCGCGCGCGTCATCCGCGCTTTCGCCTCATCCTCGGTTTCGCCGGGGAACCGTTCCGGATCGGTGTTAATCACCGCGTTCGCCAGGAACAACCGCGTGTGGTTAATACTCGCGACCAAATCCTTCGTGACCGGGATGATTTCATTCCTCATTCCCAATCGCCGCATCTGCTCGGAAATACTTCCCGCCATTCCCAATCGCCGATGTCCGCCGTCGTGCGGCAACATTCCGCGCGCGTACGTGTACGGCAACGAATTCAGCTTATTTACGTACCAGCCGACATCATCCACGCCGGACCCTTCAAAAAAATTAATTAACCGGGCGCGGCCGCCGATGTCCTGCCAGAACCAAAACGTCGTCGAATCCCGCATACCCAAATCGCTTCCCCAACCCACGGGGTATCGCGGGTCCCACGGGAAACTACCGATCCGGTTCTCCGATTCCATCCGGGTTATCAGTTCACCAAAATACGACCCCGGCATCGCGGCATCAAACGATACGTAATATTCCTGCTCAACAATCGCGCGGGCTTCCGACTCGCCACGCTCGGCGGACAACTCACGCCGTTCACGGTCAATAATTTCCTCGGAAATCGCCTTCGTGTCACCGACTCCCAACGACTGCGCGAACCATTCGTCATCCCGCAGCGCGTATCTGTGCAGCTTCGCAAAATGATTCTGCCCGCGCGGCGTGGAAATAAACATCGCCCACCCGCCGTTGTTCGCCATAATCGGGCGCAAAAAACTCCACGCGGCGGGGTCCGCTAGGGCGTATTCCGAAAACACCACCCCCACCGGCGGCGAACCCACCAGCGCATTATAGTTATCCGACCCCACCACCTGCCACGTCGCGCCGTTCTTAAATCGGATAAACATCTCGTGTTCGCGCGTGACCTCCCGCAATTCCATCGGGAACGCCTGGTCAATACGCCGGATTCCGGTTTTTTCATCCACCGCATCCCACACGGCCTTACGCGCCTGATTCGCCTGCGGTAACATATGCCAATACGTACCCACGCGCTGCATCATCGCGACCGCCGTGGCGTTCAACGCAAAATCGTCCTTACCCGCGCGTCGGTGCCACGCCAGCGAAAATCGCTTACGCCCGGACTCAAACGCCAGCCACGCGGGCATCTGATAATCACGCGGTCGCCAGTTATTCGGCACCGTGATTTCGGTGCGCTGCGGACCCTGGGGTTTACCTCGCGCCATCAATTCGCCTCCGCTGCCGACCGATGCACAATCACCGAACCCGGCCCCCGGATCGTCCTCATCGGCCAGATCAACGCGGGGTTCGCACCAACAGTGCGGCGACATCACGTGGCCCGCCGCCACCAATTCATCTTCCGGCTCCATAATCCCCGCCCTCCGTCCAATGCTTAAATACTACACTCAACTCCCCAAACCGCTGCACCGTCACCGTAATCCCCTGCGCCACATTCACATCCCCCTCCCCCTTCGCGATTCGCCGGTCATACGCCGCCGCTACCGCCAACGCCGCCCGACTCCGCGCAGGGTCCGCCTCCACATCCCGAATAATCTCAGCCGCCTCGTCGCGCATCACCGCCCCGCACGACTCCACCGCCCGGCCC